TTGTTGCTGACATAATATATCTCCTCGTATATGTCGACCGCACCCTGCGGCCTTTGTATTATTATTTATACGAGATACAAAAAAAGCCCGGATAATGGGCTTTTTTGGCTAGATAATATTACTTCGGAGTCCAGCGTTTACGGGGTACTAGTTTGACGTTTCCAAACTGTTTTTCAGGTCCTGCATAGCGTACACGACCCTCTCCGTGCGTATCCCAAATTTCGCCCTGTCCTTGCTCGACTTGTGCAATCACAGTGTCTTTAAGATCCATAATACGCCCAACTAGTCCAAAGATAGCTTCTAATGCGTTAGCGTGTTGTTGTGCTAGTGCTTCAATCTTAGTCTGCTTGGGCTCGCTAACCTTGCTACTCTTAAGCCAAGCCATAAAGTTCTGTGCGCCAAGATTATCTAACTGTTTAGCCTTGGCAGTTTGATTAACGTAAGTGTATAAGATGTTCTTAAGGTCACCAAGTCCTGTTGTACCTTGTAAGAATCCGTCTATAGCGGCTGCATGTTGTCCTAGGTAGGCTTCTACTTGATCAATAGCTGTAGTATCTAGGCTAACTGGATTACTATTATACACAGGACCTTGCACTATTAGTGCAGGGTTGCTGTTAAACATACTAAAGTCATCTATGGGCTTTTGTTCACTATCATCCATGCCAAACTCCGGGAAGTAGGCATGACCAACTACCATTACCTGTGCTCGACTAATCTGTTGTCCTAGTGGACTATCTGCCTTAACATGATAGGCTGTTTGACTGTTTGGGTTAGGAGCAAATGTATAGACTCCTTGTTTGTCTACAGGAGGACGTCTTAGGAACAATCCGTCTGCATAGACAAAGCCCACAAAGTCTTTAGGTGTAGCCGCATCAAACAAGGGATATAGGCTAGCAAACTGTTTACCAAATGCTTCACGTTCTTTTACCTGCTCAGGAGTCTTAGGTTTGCCGCTCTTGTTAACAATAAAGTCGTAGACGTCTCTGGGATTGTCGCTGGCAGCACCGCGGCTCCAGCCATTGTGTCCTGCTAGAATAAGTGGACCACCTTTGCGTTCACGCCCCCAATAAATCTGTGGATTGCCGTCCCATTTCATACGAATAGTCTTACTACCGGCAGTGGTGGCAATTTCTTTTAGATGTTCAAGAGCTTCCATGGTACCCTTGCTGCCATGGAAGAACACTAGGTCTTCTAGGTGATTAAAAGCGCGACCTAATTTTTTAGCAGCGGCTTCTTCTGCTTCTCTAAGGAATTCATTTGCTCTCATAGCTTACTCATAACAGTACGGAACCATTCGTTAGTTCCCACAGGATGCTTGGGGGTACGTTCAGCCCAATTCTTATCCTGCTTAATATGTGCTAGTAATGCCTGACCTTGTTCTGGGGGCAGGCTGGCCATAATAGCCTCAACTGAATCAATATTATCGCCGGTAGCATTAGGACCAATAAGAGTTTTAGCAATGTCATCCCAATCGTCTGCTACTAGCTCACCTTTCTTATTCTCAGGTGTACGTGCAAACAGCCCTTGCCATGCTGAATACATGTAGCCCTTACTCTTAGCCAATTGTGCTAACATCAGTTGCTTACCCACACCTTTGTATACTGATCCTTTGGGAATCTTATGTTGATGATAACGGCTAACCTTAGCTACATTAGGAATAGTTTCAAGATCAACTTGATAGAACTCGTCACCTACTGGTAAGCGTACAAATACATTAACACCTGCTTGTCGTACTTGGAATCCGCGATCTTGTACAAACATAGCCAGTGCTTTACGGGCAGCTTTGTCATCATCTGTTTTAAACTTGGCTTTAACTTCATCTAGGTCAACTTGTAGATCCATGTCGCCACTCATTTCACCGGGCGTAGGAGTATGTGCGCTGCCAATAGCTACACTGTTCAACCCTAACGGGTTTAGGATGTTATCCATCTTGGCTTTCATTTCCGGAGCTAGTTTTTGATCGAACTCTTGTGTATCCGGAAATATTACATTTTTACTCATTGCCTTTGCTTTCCTGTATTTTCTTCATGCCGCGCTTGAATTTAGCTGGTTCGCTAGTACGTATAGCATTAACAAAACGGCGTTCTAATTCAGCAGCCGTTTCGATGTCGTATTGTTCGCGGATTAAGGTTAGCAAATTGATAGCTGACTCAATAAGATTGGCGCCACGACTTTCGATAACTTGATCTTTGTCACGACTAATGCCCAAATCGCTTAATTCTTGCAGTATTGACCTAGTACTTTTACGCATAAATCCTTAAATCCTTTTGTATATTTAACCTTTTTGCAAAGTAAAATAAAAATGTTGCAGTGCCAGGTAAACTAGACTAAATACATTAGTAGAAACCATGAGTCTCTACACACACTACACAGAGGTATTATAACATGAAATTCTTATCAGAGCAAATGATTAGGATAATGGAACGGTTATCAGAAATGTTTCCAGGATCTAATTATCAAAGCAGCTTAGACGCTTATCTAAGCACCAAAGGCATTACCGATGCTGCCCAGTTGGAAAACTATATCCAACAATACCACTATTCTCAAAAGGAAAAAAATATATGAAAAAAATTATCACAACACTTTACGAAGCTTTAATTGACTGGTCTACCATGCTGGCCGAATATCGTCAGAGCCGAGCATCTAAATATCACTATTGAGTCAATCATGGACATAGGATTTGTAGCAATTCAGATTATAATATTTGGGTTAATAATTCTAGTGTATATGGCAGAGGAATTTAATAAATGAATTTTATAGAAACTCTTATAATGTTGCTACGCTGGAAACAGCAAGGGTGGGAAGTACATCCTTGTATTGATACTGAGTTCCACGGCTGGTTTTAACCGCTAAATATTGGCATGAAATTAGTGTACATACACGGTGCCAATGCCACCAGCGAGAGCTTTAACTATATCAAGAGTAAACTAGGTGACGGCCTAGACATCAACTATGACAGTCGCAATGGGTTTGAAAACAACCTAAAAGACATGCAGTCTACACTACAATCCTACAAGGACATAGTGTTTATTGCACACAGTTTAGGCGGGATTTATAGTTTGCATTTGGCTAATAGTATGCCCATGGCTGTGAAAGGTGCTGTGACATTAAGCACACCATATGGTGGTGCAGAAGTAGCAGACTATGCCAAATATTTCTTGCCATTTAGCAGACTCATGCGTGATATAGGGCCTAGTTCGTGGGTTATGAAGCAATCGGATAAGATCAAAATACAGCATCCTTGGACCAACATTGTGACAGTCAAGGGTCAGAGTCCTTTTATGCATGAGCCTAACGATGGAGTAGTGACTATTGCCAGTCAGAAGCATCATGAGGATATGGAATTAGTAGAAGTAGATTATAACCACTATGAGGTTGTGCTTAGTGACGTAGTGGTTAAACTTATTAAAGAACGAACAAATAAGTTCAAGAAATAAGTTGCTTTTTTATCACAAAGCATATATAATAGTACATAGAGAAAAAGAAGTATCTATGTAATACAGACATACACACAAAGGAGAATACTATGTCATTCGAAACACCAAAACTACCAGAAGTCAAATTCAACAAGAACGGTTATGAAATCCGTACAGACATCTTGGGCATGGCCAAGAGCCTAGTACAAGACGATTTCCACGCCAAATTCCAAGGCTGGGAAATGACTGCTACTCGTGACGAGAAGACTGGTCAAATTGTTAGTACAGTGGAAATGCCAAATTTTCCAGGACTTGAAAAAGTTTTAGAAACAGCAGAAAAAATGTATGGCTTTGTTAATCAAGGCGTTGCATCGGCTACAAAAGCCACTGCTAAAAAATAATATATAATAAAAACATTAAGGCATAGCCTAAGCCCCGATTAGTTCGGGGCTTTTTATTTGGTTCTGCTTTCGGATAAGACAGGTTTGTCTTTGAGATATTCTGGATATTTTTTGTTGAAATGTCGCATAACTATACCTGCCATGGCATTTGCTTCGTTTTCAATAGGGCTTCCAGTGTCCCCGCTGGTTGGGTCTAGCCTATGTTCCTTACCTTGTTTGTAGTGTTGCAATTCATGGGCAATAGTACGCAGAATATCATTGGGATGTCTATTGGCCAGGGCAACATACAAGGTGTTTGTTTCGTTTTCAAACTTACCAAATGTAGGTTGCTGTTCGTCCCCCACAGTCTTTTCAAACTTAATGGTAGGTAAGCTGTCTAATTTAATATGATACATGGCCAAAGGAAGAAACTTGGAAAAGATTTCTACAAAACGATGTTTGGTTTCAGATTTGGCTGTGAATTCTTTGGAGCGCATAGATATATTTAGTGCCGGTGACTTTATCCGGCTACCACTACGCGGGTAAGTTCAATTGCGCGGACGCCTGTATGAGCAAGCTCATACCCGTGACGACAACGGTCCCTAAGGTGGGTTCTTTTAGTCTGCGGCGTTGGCTCCGCACTTTGCTCGTTTGGCCTTGGTTAAATCACCGTAATTAACA